TGATGAAACCAACTCCAAAAGAAAAATCTATCCCATGAAGGCATCAAACATGGTATCAGTAAGATAAAGCGAACTACTTTCTGCATTACTGCGTAAAGTGTCCATTTCATCATACGTAAACAAAGTAACGTGTCTTCCGTTGGCTGCGAAACCCTCTAACAATTTTCCTCGCATGTAATCATAGTATTCAGAACCATGTGCGTAGGCTTGCCTGAGAGCCATTTCAGCATTAACTACCGTGTTCTCATGTTTGTTGCCTTTCTTTGAAACCCAATTTATTTGATTCTCGATGGATTTCTTATCGAGAGCGGCTTTATAGATGCCGCCATCTAACCTAAAAACGTGTTTCAGAAAAGACGTTTCAGAAAGCTTGCAGTAAGGAATAACATTGTCGTCCTTATCAACAGAAGTGTACTTGATGTCATAGCGCTTGAAGAATTCTTGCAATGTCTTCACATTAAAACGATCGACTACTGAGTCATGGACTTTGGCAATACCATCATCGCCATAAGTGTACAACTCAACGCCACTATTGTAGTCGACCATGCTAATGTTCATCCCAAGCGCTGCTATACGCATGTACAAACTGTGGATCATGCTGTTCAGAACCACAGTGACACCACTACCGCTAATTATCCCACAGCTAGTCTTATACACCTTATCATAGCACAAATGCGGAGTACTGATTAAAACTTCTAAAACACATCGAACGAACTTAACATAATCCAAATCATAACCGTTCCAACCATACCATTCGGAAATTAGATCAATTGCCAAAGTAGCGACCTGATTGCTAGCCCCAGGACCAAAGTTTGAAAAATCACCAGCGACAATCTTTCCGCCCTCAAGCCTCTTGCCTAGTCTGTCAAATTCCATGTCTCTCTGCCCCATAACACTGATGCCTATAGCATGTTCCATAGCAAAATTGTTGGTTTGGTGAGCCAAGACAAATGGCATAGTAACCAAACGCAAAACAATTTGGTATTCAAAAGGCATTGTGGAAATAATGCGGGTGGAACCAGGAATCTTAACTTTACTTTTCTTCAGAGTCTCATCTTTCAAACAATCGACACTCAAAACAAATGGAACCACACCAGATTTGAATTTTGAAATCATCTCATCAACCTTGCGGATAACTTCGGGGTGCATCCATTTGCTGTCAGGATTAACGACCGCATGTTTACCATTACCTTGAAACTCTTTCCATCCGTAACCAAGGGATGTCGTGAAATCCATAGAGTTGTAGACACCTGGCACACCAAACACCGCTTCCTGAATGGTAACTAGTCTGGCCTTGCCATTGTGCAGCTCCACAGGTCTCATTGTTTTTAACTTGTTGGCATAGTCTTCCTTTGCAATTTTCAAATGTGCAGAAGGGAAAGGACGCGGGGGTAGCCCATGTTTTCTGACTCCAGAATATAAAGGGGACCAGTTCTCAACATTCCTCTCGTCGTTTGGTTTCAAGATGGCTGGTTCAGTAGTAACTTCAAAAACTCCATGGAGTGTGCTAGGCTGAATGGCGGTGTCTCCTGATTGCTGGTGACGGACTTTGCTATGGCCCAAAGGCAAAATTGCACTATTAATAGCGTCAAAGCTATCATTAGGCTCTTCAAAATTCATCTCTTCGTATTCAAAAATATCGGGCTCTAACATGTTGCACGTGATTTTCTCTGCCATACCTGTTTTACCATCGCCGCAATAATGCATGCCAACAATTTTTCCACTGCCCTCATCAATCAGCACTCCAAGACAGTATCCCTGCTTGGAAGCTGGGTACTCATAATTATTGCTATAAACCGTTGCGGATGTCATATCCTTGCCACTAATGGAATGCGAGACAGGGCTGGTGCGCTGGGCAACTGTCGAATGCCTGTAATCCAAATGATGAACATACGTGCTCATGCCCTTTTCGCACAAAAGAGGGGGCGTAAGGAGAATACCACTGCCGCTGTTAACAGTGTGTTCTGTCTGGAAAAGGGAGCTAATAACCTTGCCATTCTTATTTCTAATCAATGTCCTCCTGCTAGGGAACTGGGCTGGCATATTCACAATGCCAAAATTACCATGCCTTAAATAATTATCTCTTACATCATAATGCGAAAAACCTTGCCAAATTAAATCTTCTGAAGCTAACTCTACTGTGAAAGGGGTGCCCTCTTTGGTATGCATTAATGCCATAATCCTCTTCGCGTGTTTCTTCATTATTTCATAGCAATGGCGGATCATTATAGTTTTACGGCCACCGTAACAAAAAACGTGCGTGATGTAACGATTGGAACCTTTGTGAGAAACCCATTCCTCATCCATGTCACACAAAAGTAGGACGTAAGCATCTCGGGACAAGCGTTGAACATCCTCAATGTTGTTACTGCCCTCCTGGCGTGCTGCAGTTGTCCTAGCAGCCACGGTCTTAACCTTAGGATTGTAACCTTCCTGTTCTTTGCCGGGCTTCCAATAAGAGACAAAGCCCTTAGCCTTGTCCTTGATGTAATTGAAGGGAACTCCAGCTTTCGTCAGCAATGTCCCATCTGGCATATATTTCATTATATAGGAATCCTCCTCAGCATCTTTAATGAGAAGGTACCACAAACCGAAAGCTCCGGTGACGCAAGCTGCCAACGCAGTCCAGTGATCCTTAACAAACTCCCAAATAGAAACACCACAAAACTTTATACCAGAATATATTTTAGCAAAGGTTAACTTTAAACAACGGGAGGCGTAAGCAAAAATGTTTTCAAGAGTATTGGGAATGCTCATAACCCAGCGCTTAACTCTACTTCGCTGCGCCGGAGTACCGCCACGGGAAGCAAGATCTACGAGGAGTTCCGTTCTGTGCTCCATAACAAAAATACAATCAGAGGTGCATTCCTCCATTGCCAACAAAACCTCGATGTCTCTTGCTGGATCACCACTACACTTATGCAAACAAGGAGCCTTTTGGAGCAATGAATACATGAGACTCTCGCCATTACAGGAGGGAACAGGGCCCCAAACAGGCTCCATTTTGTGAAGTTTGATCATCTCCTCAACTAACTCGGGCTTGGTGAAGGGCCTCATAAACAATTCTTTGTAATCAGTTCCTAAACCTTCAGGGGCTTTGTGGTCATACCTTTCCTCATAAACACTCCGCAATCGGGGACTAAGATTGGAATACCCACACTTCTTGAGAATCCTATCCATCTTGATCTCCTCTTTCTTGTCGTTTTCATACTGTGCCAACCATTTACTGACCATGACACTCAAACAGGGCTCATTCTCAAGATCAAGAAGCTCATTGAAATCAGGCACTTCTACACCCTTAACCAACCAAAACTCGGCGATTCTGCTCTTGTAAGAACTCTGCCTACTAGCTGTTACAGACACATATTCTTCCTGGACTATGTCCAACATCTGAGCGTAAGTGTGGTGAATTCTGCCATCGATCTTGATAGCTTTAGCTTCAAGTTTGGAGATGTCCATAGTCTCAAAAGTGAATCTAAGATGCAAATTGTCCTCACGCATCTTCGCTGGCAATCTACCGAAAACAAATCCAGGCTGGGACTGCAAATCCAAAAAATCCTGACCAAATTTGCCCTCCAAATAAGCAACATTGCCCTCAACTTTGATGGTAACATCCCTACGACGAAGAAAAGCACTAGGATCACGAACCTCCAAACCTGCAGGGTATATACTGTTTGAGCAGATTGAAAAAATTTTTGGTGCATACAATTCATCCTTGCGTTCAGCCACCGCTTGGTTTGGATTGTAAGCAGCACACGTCATGACGTCGAAAACATAGGAAAGCTGAGCAGCCGAAAACTCAGGTGAAACAACGGCCATAAAATCATCAATATGCATAACGGGTTGATTCTTAATTCTATTCAAATATTTACTAGTGGGAGACACTATAAGAGTCTTTTCATCTGGAACAGGTATGTCATTCTTAACAATTAAATGAGAAGTAAGGGAATCGGCCAGGTGAGATTTACCAACACCGGCCCCACCATACATCCAGATGGAAAAAGGCTCCACTCGTATATAGGGCGTTGCGCCTTCAGATGTAAGTTTATCATTAAGCGCTCTTATTCTATTGATATAATCTCTAAA